AGTCGCCCACAGCAAGCTCGCGCCCTTTTGCGGTAAACGGCTGCCTGATTGTGCCAGCAGCCCTTGCGCCAGAAACCGCAGCCTGCACGCCCATGGGTGCCAGCATCCCCGCCGTAAGGGCCGCAAGGCTCGACCCGGTTTTATCCTGGGTTTCTCCCGTTGCCAATCCTGACACAGCGGCAAGGCCCGCCTGCTTGAGCAGGCCGCCAGCAGTGGTCGCAGGAGAAAACACGGCGGACGGTATGGCCTGAGCCGCGTAATCCAGCCGCTTCTGGAATCCTGTTACCGGTTTCACGTTGCCAGCCCCGACAGCCTGCATCGCGCGCCGCGCCGGACTCACCGGCTCCAGCATGTCGGTTGCGCCGATCTTTTCCGCCAGGTCAACCCGTCCGGCAGCCGCCAAGGGAGCGCCGACTGCCGCCTTGAACAGATTCAGTGCGTTCGGGCCAACATCCGCAATGCTGTCGAGGATAGCCGACGCGCCTTTGTTCAGGCCGGACGCCAATACGCCGAGATCACTGGGGTTTTGCGCCTCGAACTGCTGGCGGGCATACCCCATGACCTGCTCCGGCGTCGCGTTGTCCGGCGCGTTGATCTGGTACTTCTGTCCGTCCGGCGACGTGACCTGATACTTCGCCATCACTCAATCCTCTGCCATGACCACCCGCCGCCCGTACCCTCTTCGCTGCGCATGGACTTGATCGCCTGCGCCCGCTCTTTAGCCGTTCCGTACTTCTGGACGAGGTTAAGCATATAGCTCTTGGCCTGAGCCAGTGCCGCCGCCTTCTCTTCCTGCGTGGTATTCCAGCCGTTCACGACGCCGACCTGAGCCATCATTCGCTCGTAGTCCTTGTCAGTCTGGACGCCGGGGAACCGCTGCGCAAACATCGCCAACTGGTTTCCCAGTGTTTCGAGTTGCCTGTCAGCCGCACGGGTTTCTCCACCAGCACCAAACATGGCTCCGACTACACGGCCACCGCGACCGATTGCGCTGTCAGAGGTCTTCGGAACCAGGGCCTCCATCTCGTTGATGATGCCAATGCCCTGTAAACCGTCACGCGCCTTCTGTCCTTCGTCAATCGACCGCTGCGCCCCCGCCTCTGCCTGCTTGATGGTTGCTGCCAGTTTCGCCTGATAGGCTGGGTCAGCCTTCGAGCGCTCCAACTCAATCCGCGCCTGATCGTTGCTCATCCCCGTGCGGCGCAGTTCGGCCTCGATGCCAAACTGCTGCTGGCGTTGCTGCAGTTCCGCCCACTGGCGTTGCAGGTTCTGCTGGTTGTAGCCGAGCATTCCCTGGTTATAGTTGGCTGTTGCCTGCTGCGTGGCCGTCATCGGCAGGTTGCTGACACCGCCCGTCCCCTGATCAATCATCCGGTCACCCTCGATCTTGGGCATTCCGCCACCCGCAAACGCGCCGCGCAGTGCCTGACCAAGGTTGGCATTGTTGAGGCCGCCAGCCGGGATGGACTGCGCCAAGGACTGTCCCGGCGCATAAGGCAGGAACTTGGACGCATCAACCGGCGCGTATTGGGCAGCCGCCTGCTTCATCAATTCTTCCGCCAGCGCCTTCGTCTCGGGATTGCGCGCAAAGAACGTAGCCGCCAGCATGGGGTTTCCGGGGATGCCGCGCTCAATACTCGCAGGCTTGACCGTCGTATCCTTCAGGCCGCCGAGCAGGTCATCAACATAGCCGGACTTCTGGTCTCCAGTCAGCATGGGCATGGGGTTATTGGTTGGACGTACGCCTTCAACGGCGGGAACGACGCGATCAGGAACGCCGGACAAAGCCTTCATCCCCTGATCCGTATAGCCCTGCATGGCCTGCGAATAGGCCGCCTTCATTGACGACTCGTCAGCGTCGGCGCGCTTGTTCATGCGACTGGCAATCAGCGCTTGGGCAATCGGGGCCGCGACGGCTCCAAGCCCGGCAGCGGACGCGATGCGGCCACCACCCTGCGGCATACCTGACTGACCGGACATCGCCCCGCTCATCAGCGCATCGGCAAGAGCGCGACGGCGGTTAATTGCCGCCTGATTCCCGTATTGCGTCATATCAACCATGTGTCACCTCACATTCCGCCAAGCAGGAAGGCCCCGCCAAGTTGGCCAGCCGTTTGAAGCAGGGCATTTCGCTGGCCTACCTTGGCGTTGTAGCGATCAATCGCGGCCTGCTCGCCGAGCTGAGCGCCTTGCAGCAACGGAGCCGCCTGCACCTGAGAGCCGCCGAACCCCTGGAATTGCGGCATGTTCGGCGTGCTGCCCGTGCGGAGCGCGTTGATTTCCGACAACGGCAGGTTGCGGAGGTAAGCCTGCTCCTGAATCGCCTGCTGCCGCGCCGCAGACTGGTCGCCAAACATGCGTGATGCCTCGCCGCCTGCCTGCATTTGCGCCTGCATCATGGCGTCATTCTTGGCTTGGGTCAGGCGGTTCATTTCGTCGTTCCACGCCTCGCTGCCCTGCGTGATTCCCTGATTGGCAAGGCGAGTCCGCGCGGAGTTCTCGTCCTTGTCGAACTGCGGCTGCAGCCTGCCCATCAGCGCCTGCGCAACCGCCTGCCGGGTCTGTTCGTTGCGGGCATCAACCTGCGGAACCCGGGACATATCAAACGGGGTCGCCATCTGCTGGGAGACGCGATTAAGGCCGGCAGATGCCGTATTCAGGAGGTTGGTATTGATTCCCTGCTGTATGCCGTATTGCTGGGCAGCCACAGGCGACATGGTGTCAACGATGCGGACCCGGTCAGGATCGCCGCCAACTCCGTACTGGATGCGGCGGGAACCTTCGGCGTTATCCCATTCCGGGTTGGAGAGTTTCGATGTGGCGCGCGCCGCGTCAAGATTGGCGGCACCCTGAGCAACCGCAGCAGCGGCATAATCGGGAGCGGCTGGAGCCTTCGGCTTACCCATTTTTCAGCACCTCAAGCCATTTGCACCCGTCGCGGGGCATGGTATAGATCAACAAATCGCCATCAGGACACCCGTCGGGTATTGTCCCGGTCAGGATGAATCCAAGATGCTCGTCAAATCTTCGGGCCTTGAGGTTGCTTTCAGCCACTAATCCGATAATAACACGGCACCCCAACTGCCTGAAGGCATAATCAAACACGGCGCGGATATATTCGCGCGTTACCCAGTTACGGGCGCTGCTTGCAACATGCATGTAGATGCTTGCGCCGTTGTAGCCGTCGAACAGCGCGCAGGCAATGATCTTGCCGTCTCTGAGCATTCCGAAGCATTGCGCGCCCTGCCTGTATTCACCGCCCGTGTGCCGCTGGAAATAATCCCCCAGGATGTCATTCCATTGCGGGCCACAGACGATGCTATAGGCCATATCCGACCTCGAAAATGAAGTCCGTATTCACCCAGTTGAGATCCGTTATCCGGTTGGTCAGCCGGACATGCATTGCCACGTTGTACCCAACGGCTGGCGCTGTCAGCCAATCCTGCTTTGCCGGTGAATATCCACTCACCCATACGGCCGCATCCCAGACGGCGCTATCCCACAGCGCATAGGAGCCAAGAGAAAATGTCGGCCAGCCAGCGGGCGGCGTCTGGTCATATTCCACATTCAGGCCGATGCTGAGTCCGAACGCATTGGCGTCTGCCCCGGCCACCTGGATAATCGGCCTGATCAGTTTGAAGTGCTTTTCACGCGCCGGATAACCAAAATTGCTGAACGCCTGCAGGCACTCGGCAAAGATGTTGGTTTCCCCGTCCTTGTTTCCATCCCAGGCCCTGCATACCTTGCCGGTGGTCCCGAAAAATATATGATCGTCGTACAACTCCCAGCAGATGGCATCCCACCCCACGAACCGACACCATGATCCGGTAATCGTGTTCATGACGTATTGCTGGTTGGCCTGCGTGCTGATCGGGACATTCAGTATCAGCATGTTTTCCTTCGGGAACGGGCACAGTTCCCATCCGAAATTGGTGCCGTACAGGCTGACCGCCGTGCTGACGGCTTGCTGGATCTTGTCCGTCACCGCCAGCTTGTTGTTGACGCGAACGGTTGTCAGTGCGCGCGACAACGGCATGAGCCCGTCCTGGCAGACGATGACAAGCTCCGATCCCATCTTGGTGATGCAGCGGCGACCCACGGGCGAACCGATCCAGTACACGCCAACAAGCGCCCATGTGCTGGAGGACGCCGGGTCGTAACCCTTATAGACGGCAATCTCGCCCTCGGAGGTCAGGAACACCAGATGGTCGTCCATGCCATATCCGGCATCGATCGTCCATGTACCCAGCGTCAGCAGGTATCCTCCTCGTCTGAAGATTGCAGACAGGTCGAACTCAGTCGCAGCGCCAGCCACAGAATCAACAGGGAGATACCAAGCAGAAAGGCTGTCAATCTCAACAAACCAGACGCGGCGCTGATGAAGGCAGACATCAACCAGCGTATTGGTCGTGATGCCAGTGATAGCAGGGGTCGATAGCGCATTTATGGCCGTCCATGCTGTCCCGTTGTACAGCAGAGGATCATCCACGCCGTTGACCAGATACAGGAACTTGCCACCGGTCGTGGAGACGTTCGCCTTTTGCCAGCGCGCCGAGTTCAGTCCCGACACAACGGCCGCACCAATTGCGCCGTCGCTACTGACGTCGTAGATACCATCATCGGCAGCCGCATAAAGCTCAGCCGTGCCGTCAGCCGCGTTATAGGCCGCCAGCGTCTCGATATCAACCGCAAGGCCGGTAGCCCAGTCGGTGTACCCTTTGCGACACATAACGTCTGTCGTGCGCGGAAAGAAGTTGTCCATGATGACCGCATCGGCGACATTCATGGCCGCGATGCTGTCCCTTGCGTTCCATCCGCCCACGGGAGCGGTAATTGACCGGCTGGACGACTTGCGGGCACGCCCCTGCCTCACCATGGCCTGACGCATCAAAGGCTCCAGTTGCCATAAGGCACAACAGTGCCGGGAACGCGAAGGCGCGGCATTCCCGCCATGCTGATCGACGTGGGGGCTTTGTCGCGCGTGATGGCATCAGCAACCATGCCTTCATACAGCCGGAAATCCTCGGCATATTCCAGCCCCTTGACCTGTCGCCACCGCCAGATAAGGCCCACCGTCATGATCTGCTCATCAAGAAGCGCATAGTCATCATCCGCCGAATAGGCAGCATTCCCGGCCACCCCATCCGCCGCCATGCACCAGTTTGCCGTCTTGTACTCGAAAGCCAGCGTTTGCAGCGTGGTCGGATTGGGGATCATCAGGATGTGACCGCCGCGAAGGATGAACTGCTGAAAGGGCCCGGTCTGCGGCGAGGCCTTGAGCATTTGCCAGTCTTGCGGCGTGATCGAACCGTAGACAGGACGGCGAAGGGTGCGATTCCAGAACGTGTCGGGAATGATGTACTTGAAATCAGTCCCGGCGATCGTCGATATCGCGCCCTGGTCGTCGGCGGCAACCCCGGTAAACGTCACCTCCTTGCGTAACACCTGCCAGTCAAACCGCTCCGACAGGGATTGCCCCTCCTGATTCAGCAGGGTCATCAGTTGCATGATCTGCGCATCGCTGGATGACACGATTGCATTGGGGACGACAATGCCGATTCTCCGGCACGCATCCTGAACCACTGACAAAAGGGACATAACTGCTCCGGTTAGGCTGCTCGCTTGGACTTCAGTTCGCGCTCAAGTTGCTTGATGCTGTCAAGCGCACCGGCCAACTGCTCCTTGAGCTGCTCGTTTTCGATCTTGAGGTTGATATTCTCGCTGGCAACCTGCGCAGACCCATCGCCGCGAGTGCGCAGCCAGGCCGCCGCCTTTTCGCTTAGCGCTCGTGCGCCCATGCCGATGCGGCCGATAGCCTGCTCATTGGCGGACGCCAGATCCTCAACGGTCAGGATGTTGGCGCTCAGGCACCGCTGCTGCTCGCTGGGTTGCAGGAGCATGAAACCGCGAATGGGCGTGCCCATGGGCGGCATTTCGTTCTGTTGCAGATACTGCTCGTAAGCCATCTTGAATCCCTGCACGAATTCATAAGGCCAGCCTTGGTCACCGTTACGGTGCTTGGCTTCGATTTCCTTCAGCCAGTCCTTTGCGACCTTTTCCACGCAATCGCGGGAGCCTGGCGGGGTGATACAGGCAAAATCCTCGTCACGGGTCACCTCGTAGCCTGCCTCGACAGATGCGGCATTGTCGCGGACGGCAACGCGCTTGAATCGGACATAGGGAGGACGGATGGGGCTGTTTCCGGTGGTTCGAAGTGCGCCTTGCATTTGGGGTCACCTACTATGCAAAAAATGGAAGAACGGGCCGAACAGTGTCCGGCCCGGTTGAGTCAGGTTAGGAAACCTGGCCCTGAACGAACGAACGGGACAGTTGCGCCTTGATGAAACCGGTATAAGTCCCGGTCACGGTCACTGCGCCGCTGGCTGTCGCGTTGTTGTTCATCGTCACGGTGCGGCCGTCATCGCTGATGCCGGTCACGGTCGTATTGGCCGCGATGCCGGTGCCAGAGAGGGCGATGCCGTAGAACCAGCCGTCAGCAGGAGCCGACAAGCGCAGCACGTTGGAACCGCTCACGGTCGTGGTGTTGGCCTTGGCCACAGTCCCCGTGGACGCCAGCACGCTGACGGCGTTGAGGATCTGCTTGCCATTGGAGACAGCACCGACAGTGCCCGCACCGGTCAGGCCGAAGGTAGTACCGGCAGCCACGGAAGCGGTGACGGCAACAGGAACCTCGCCTTCCACGCAAAACCAGCCGTAATCGCCGGACGCCATCGGGTAGATGGCGGCAGCAACAGGACGGCCGGTATTCCCGGTGTTGGGTACGTTGGTGGCGTTGAAATCCTTGTCCCAGACGTTCAGCTCGCCCATGTCGATGGCTTCGCCAGCCTTCAGGTAGATGAACGTGCCGCCGCCCCAGTACGGATCCACACCGCTGATTTCGCGGCCGAGAACGTGGCGCTGGGTGCTGTCGGGGTCATTGGAGAATGAAACCGGCTGGTTTCCGATGTTCGCGTTGATGTTTGCAAAGGCCATGATGATTTCCTCCCCTTAAGCCTTCATGACGCCCTGGAGCGAGCGGTTGCTGCACACCAGATTGCCTTGCCACAGAACCGGGATGACAACGGCGTCCTGATTCACCGAGCGCAGTTCCGGAATCTCGGTCATGTTGGCGTCGCGATGGACGGACAAACCGAGATAGTTCGTGTTCAGGAAATACGCGTGGGCCGCCGGGATGCCGCCGCCCAGCGAGCCGCCGTCAAACACAACATCGGCCATCTTATACTTAAGGCTGATGAAACCGGCCTTCGCGCTGTCCTGATCGGTGTAGCGCTTGATGCTGGTCTGCGACTGCTCGAAGAACGTGAAATAGTCGTTCGACATCACGATCAAGTCAGGCTGGTCAGAGCCGCGAGTCAAGGACAGATACAGCGGCAGCATCAACGACTCGATTGTCGTGGCCGACGGGGTGATCCCTGCGCCGCCCTGCAGCGGAGCCGCAGCCGACTGGACCTGGTTCTGCCAGAAGGTGAACGAACCGGAGTCGATACCGCCCACGGTGCCGGTTCCGGCATCGGCCACAATCGCCTGCAAGCCGCCGATCTGGTTGGTGGCAGTGCCGTCGCTGTACAGGTCGGAGGACAGGCCATTAGCAAACGAGTGCATGGCGTTTTTGACGCGCGCCTTCACCAGTTTGATGATCTGCTCCTTGCCGGCGTTGTTGCGCAGCTCCAGACCGGAGGCGGTCACGTTGACGGCGACCTGTTTCCACTGGTATTCGGCGGCGCTGATCACGTCGCTGGCCTGGATGTTCAGGATGTCGTAGCCGCTGTAGCGCTGGTACGTGCCGTTGGCGGCATATTCCAGGGGCACGGCGATGCTGATGCCGCCGGACAGCAGGTCAATGCGGTCCTTCTTGGTCATCTGGTTAAAGAGCGCGTTGTTCTTGCTGACGCTATCGGCAAGTTCGCGGCGGTGGTTGCGGTAGGTGGTGGACACCAGTTCCGTAAAGATGCTATTCGGTGAAGCCATGAGATATACCTCTCAAAAATTAGCTTGCCTGCAGACGCTCGTAAACGTCATTCAGGGTTTCGTCGATGGTGCGCGGCCGGTTGCTGACAGCCGGTTTCTGCCCGCTCTGGCGGACATTGACGGATGCCGACTTCTTGGCCTGCGCGACGCGTTGTGCAGCCTCTTTTTGCCTTTTCTCATCGGCCTCTTTCTGCTGTTGAGCGGAAATAGCGGCGCGTATGTCAGGGCGCAAATTGCAGGCTTTGTCATAGGCGTCCTTGATGTCCGACGCGATGCCGGACTCCAGAAGCTTGCCCATGTCTTCCCGGACGTCGTTGAACCACTTGTTGGCGGGGTCACTCGCGAACTTTGTGATAACGTCGGTCACCTGCGCTTGAACCTGGCTCTGCTGCGAGGCGGTGAAGCCATGCAACTGTTGTTCAAGCTGATTCAGGCGTGATGTCAGGCTCGCGTTCAGCATGGCAGTCTGTCGGACGTCGCCATCATCTGAAACAAGCGCCTCGACAGGCACGCCATAACTGTTGAGCATGTTCTGGAACACGGCCAGCTTTTGCTCTGGGGAACCAAGGCGCAGCGTGCGCTCATAGTTCAGCAGCGTTCCCACGGCCTGAGACTCGCTCACGCCAAGGGCCGCAAAATCATTCTGGAATGGCGACAGCACGTTTTTCAGGTTGCGGCCATAGTCCGCATCCTGCCGGTACTGTTCGATCCCCTTGTGGAAATCCGCCTCTCGCCGCAATACCTCATCCTGCACATCAACCGGCAACGCAGCAAACTGCTCACGCACGTTGGCGCGCCACGACGACGGGGGCTGGCGGGCCTCAACGGGAGCAGCTTCGGCTTCCTCCTCGACCGGCGCGGATTCCTCTTCGCTGGCCGCTTCCGTTTCGCCGCCGGAATCGAGATCGCCTTCGGACTTCTCGCCGATGAACCGGCCAAACTCATCACGCTGACGGGATGAGGACGCCTCTTGCTGCTCGTCCTGCTCCGGCTCGCTGTCGCGGCTGGCGATCTCGTCAAATGCGGACGACAGGGTGTCGTAGATGCTCGCGGATTCGGCGGGTTGTGCTTGTACATCGCTGTCTTCAAACATTGGGGTAGCCCTGTTTGTTGTGGTGGATCATGTTGTCACCGTCAATTCCTTGACCAGGCTCTCGCGCTTGTCGTGGCCCATGCCGTCGATGATCTTGTCGATGCCGGTGTCCAGGGCGCGGTCAAAGTCCGCTGCCGCCTGCTTACGGCGGCGCTTCGCATCTTCGGCCTCGCCGCTCTCAAGCACCCGGCAGCCATGACGCGCAAGGTTGGCTTCATGCTCGCGCTTGCCGTTGATGTCTTTGCCGGTGATCGGGCACTGGTACTGATAGGTTGCAGCGCGCACGATCATCGGAGCCGCCGTTATCGCCCCATCCGGCAATGACCATTCTCCCATGTCGTCCATGGGTGTGCCGTGGCAATACGGGGCCTTGCCTCCAAACGTCTCTCGGCAGCAGGCCGGGCACTTAAACCGGCGCATCTTCACGACTCCCGCGCATCGCATCGCTGGCCATGCGCTCACGTTCAATCTGAGCCTGGAGCAGCGCCAGGCGCTCGGCGGACTCGATTTCCTGCTGCTTGACGGCGGCCTTGATGGCCTCGATTTCCTTGGCGTGCGCCAGTTCTGCCTGCTTGATCTGCATTTGCGCGTTAAGATCCGCCTGCTGCCGCTGCAGCTCGGTCTGGGAGCGCATTTGCTCGATCTGCATGGTGTTATCTGGCTGCTGTTGCTGTGGCTCAGGCTGGCGGATCTTCTCGATTTCTCCTTCAATGGACGGCCCGGCCTTGAACTTGCGGACAGCCATCAGCAGCAGCGACTTGGCCACGTCCATCGGCAGGTAGCCCGTGGCCACCGCTGGTCCGATGGTGGCGACAAAGTTGCTAACGCCGGACATCAGTTCTGCCATCGCCTGCTTTTCCGCCGCTTCGTCAGGCGCAATCGTGCTGTCCGTCTCGATGTCGATCCGGTACGACAGGATCAGGTCGTTGCGCATGACCTGCAGCAAGTCGTCCCATGTCGGCTTGTCCATGACTTCCTGCAACTCAGGCGGCAGTTGTCCGCCGGCCTGCTGTAATTGCATGGCGACGGCCTTTTGCTCTGCGGTCGGGTATTGCAGGCCGGTCATCATCGACAGGGTTTCAGGCGCGAAACGCTCAGCCATGATCTCAACAAGCAACCGCAGCAGGTCGCGCGCGAATCGCTGCACGTCACGCTGTCGGCGCTGCAGGCGCAAACTGCCCCACTGGCCCTTGATCTGCTGCGCCGTTGCCGTCTCGCTGGCCGCAGTCTGGCCGCGCATGATGTCGCTGACGCCAGTGATCTCGTAGATGGATTGCTTGATGACCTCTCGGTGCTGGTAAAGGTCGCGCAGGGCCACGATGATCGGCTCCAGTGGCGCAAACCAGATGGCCTTGTCCAGGCCTCCGCGCTCAATCAATGCCATCACGTTCTGCGCAGGCTCAAGCATGGCATCGCCTGCGCCATACAGGTTCTGAAGCTCCGGCAGCGATGCGTCGTAGATGCCCGCGACACGGAGCGCTTTCGTCAGATGGATGATCCTGCGCGTCGTCCGGTCCAGATCACCGGCAAGGATTGCGTAGACCTCGTAATCTGGCACGGGAATCAGGCTGGAGGGATCTTCTGTCGTGTAGAGCGGTTGCGGCAACGGGAAAAACCCGGTGAGGCTAAGCGGGTCTTCCTGCTCCATCAAAACCAGACCGCTTTCGCCCGTGTTATCAGCCTCGGGAGCGATGAAAACGACGCGCCTGGTCGTCTTGTCCCAGATTTCCCAGACCTTCCCCCGGTTTTCTTCGTCTCGGTCGCTGTTGTTTGGGCTGTTCGGCGTGCCGGTCACGGACTCGCGGCTGCTGTGGTCGCACGGTACGGACTCGCCGATTTCGCCAAAGCGGTCGACAAGTTCCTGTCGTGTCAAAAACAGGCGGAAGGCGACCCATGTAACGTCTTGCCAGTTGCGGCACGGCTCGCACCGAAAGTCATCCCACTGCACATGCTCAATGCAGGCCCTTTCAGTGGCAATCTCATCCCGTGGCGCGGACTCGGGTTCGTATTCCTCGTTGCCGTCCTCGTCGCCGTCCGGCTCCGGGTGCGCAACAAATACAGGCTCGTAGCGGACGCGAGCAATGCCGCGCCCAACCAACAACGCGTCGTGGACGACCGACTGCATGACACG